TGACAATCCTGTTTTCCTTCTCATCAACCACGACACCGAGTCGCTTCCACTGGCATCAACCCAATCGGGAACCCTTCGCCTGTCAGAAGACAGCACCGGACTTCGCATGGAAGCCGACCTCGACATGAAAAACCCACGCGCTCAAGAATTGGCATCAGCCATCGAGCGTGGAGATGTCAACAAGATGTCATTCGCCTTCTCGGTTGCCGATGGCGGCCAGACAAAAGAAGACGGATTGCGTACCCTGACGGATCTCGACTTGTTCGAGGTTTCAGCCGTCACATGGCCAGCGTATGACTCGACGACCCTGTCACCACGCAGCGCCGATGCAGCACTGGACGCCGAGGATCTTGACATCCGCAAGCGCCAGCTCGCAGCAAAGTTCAACCAGTATTCCTTACGCCACAAGCGATAAGGCATAACCCTCGGCGCATCAGCCCCGACGGTCCTTCACCCACATCCTAGAGAAAGGGACTCAATGTCTCTATCAGATAAGCTCAAGGAGCAGCGTGATGCAGCAGTAGCAGAGGCAGACACACTCCTCGCGGCTGATGCAGCAACTCCAGAAATCTTGGACGCTGTTGCTGAAAAGCACTCAGAAATCGAATCTCTTGATGAGCGCATCGCAACTGTAGAAGCTACAGAAAAGCGTGCCGCTGCAATCAAGGAATCTCGCACAGAAAACAACGTCAAGGTCTTCGGCGGCGCAACAGTAACTCGCGAAGCTATGACCTACGACAAGGACGGCCGCAATTCATTCGTTCGCGATATGATTGGCGCACAGCTCCGCAACGACTCCTCATCATGGGAGCGCTTGAACCGTCACGCAGCAGAAGTCGCAGTTGAATCTCGCGACATCGGCTTGACCAACGGTACCGGTGGAGACTTCGTACCACCTCTCTACCTCATCAACGAATACGCAGAGTTCGCTCGTGCTGCTCGTGTAACCGCTGACTTGACAACCAACATGGCTCTGCCAGCTGGTACAGACAGCATCAACATCCCAGCAATTACTCTCGGTTCTAAGACTGCATTCCAGAACCCAGACAACTCTGCAACAACAATCCGCGACATGGTTACCTCAACAGTAACCGCACCAGTCCGCACCATCTCAGGTTACGAGAACGTCTCGATTCAGCTTGTCGAGCAGTCTCCACTTGCAGGCGGCTTGGATCGCATGGTCTTCGGTGACCTTATGGCAGATTACGCGTTGCAACTCAACGCTGCTGTCGTTGGTACCGGCGACGGAACGTCAGGCACACTCAAGGGCTTCATCACCCTTGGAACCGACACCACAAACGGAATCCCAACCACATGGACCGAGACAACACCATCAGCTGTTGGTGGACTCAAGGCCATGGCCGCTGGTATCAGCCAAGTTGTAACTAACCGTTACAAGGACGTTGAGGCCATCGTTATGCACCCATCAACTTGGTACTGGTTGTCAGCTCAGGTTGACGGACAGTCTCGTCCGCTTATTGTTCCTACCGCTGCTGGCCCATTCAACGCCAACGGTGTGAACAAGGCTCCGGGCGCATCAAAGGGTCTCGTTGGAACAATCCACGGTGTACCTGTCTACGTCGATGCAACCATCACAAAGACCTACGGCTCATCAACAAACCAGAGCCCAATCTTGATCGGTAAGTTCTCAGATTCTTACTTGTTCGAGTCAGGCGTCAAGACCCGCGTACTTCCAGACGTATTGTCAGCAAACTTGACAGTCCGTTTCCAAGTCTACGGTTATGTCGCTCTTGCACACCGTTTCGCGAAGGCTGTCACAGCCGTCACCGGAACCGGTGCTGTTGCACCTTCTGGCTACTAATAGCTAGAGTCGTGGCGCTGGCTCTGCCTTCGGGTAGAGTCGGCGCACCGACACACTTACTGGGGGAAATATGAAATCCATTTTTTTAGAAGGCTTGAAATCAGCCCGAGAAATTGTTCAGAACGATGGCATTTCCAAGCTTGATGATCTTATTTCCGAGCTAGAAGGCCAATACCGCGAAACCGCAGCGGTCACACCAATGGCGGAAACCCGATGAAGTCCAAGGACAAAGTCTGCATCGGAATGATTAACGATGGCAAAATCAACGCACAACTTGTCATCGACTTAATCCATATCGCACGCCAACGCCCCGAGCGTTTTGACGCATTCGTCCAAGTCTCGAATTCAGGACTTATCGCCCGCTCTCGCAACATCCTCGTCAAGAATTACCTCGCGCAGACTGACGCGCCGTGGCTTCTCATGATGGACGCAGATGAGCGCCTCACGGTTCCCAACTTCGACAAGCTGATTGACACCGCTCACGACAAGGAGCGTCCAGTTGTCTCAGCTCTTGTCTTCGCCGCATTTTTCAATGACGATGACCATCTTCGTCCGGTACCGACCATCTACAACGAAATCGAAGGTCGTGGATTGGTCCCGCTTGACGATTATCCCGAGGATTCAGTCATCAAAATTGACGCATCGGGTACTGGTTGCCTACTGATTCACCGAAGCGTGTTGCTGAAATTGCAAGAAGAAACGACAGCCCATCAAGGCAAGGATTGGGCATGGTTTGTCGATGGAGCTATCAACGGTCAATGGTTCGGCGAGGATTTACTATTCTCCAAGCGCCTTGCATCGTTAGGAATTCCACTGCACTGCAACACTGGCGCAATTTTGGCCCACAAGAAAGATTTTTGGCTCGATAACCGCCACCATCTACCATTTCGCGAACAAGCACTAAACCCCGAGAAGTAAAGGCTAGAATCAGCGTTCCCCCCTGACGTTGATTCTAGCCCCCAACAATTAAGGAGAAACCGTGACGACACAGTATCCCAACGGAATTGACACATTCGTCAACCCACAGGCAACGGATACTCTCGATTCGTCTACCGTTCCCCACGCAACGGAGCACGTTAATGCGAATGACTCGATCCATGCGATTGAAACGGAACTCGGAACGAATCCGAAAGGTTCCAAGGCATCGGTTAGAGCACGTCTTGACGCTGTTGACAGCACAATATCTACGATTTCCCTCACGACTGGGCCGACTGGTCCCACGGGTCCCACTGGCGCAGCCTCAACGGTTACGGGGCCGACGGGTGCGACGGGACCAACAGGAGCCGCCTCAACAGTAACGGGGCCGACGGGTGCGACCGGACCGACGGGAGCGACCGGGCCAACAGGTGCCACAGGCGCAGCTTCTACAGTAACGGGTCCGACGGGTGCCACTGGCCCCGCTGGTGCTGTTGGTGCGACTGGACCCACTGGTCCTGCTGGCGCTAACGGTTCGGCTGGTTCGACTGGCCCAACGGGTGCGACTGGTCCAACTGGTCCCACGGGTCCGATTGGCGATAAGTATCAAACCTCATCGACAACATCGGTCACACTTCCAGTCAGCGGATCACAGACCATCACTATTGGCACAGGCCTTCAATACTCCGTGCAACAGTCCGTCATCGTTGCTAATACGACATCGGCATATTTCATCGGTGACGTTGTCAGCTATAACTCGGCAACTGGCGCACTTGTTCTGACTGTCACTAAGACCGTCGGCACTGGCACATTCACATCATGGACAGTTAACCTCGATGGTGCTGTCGGTGCTATCGGTGCCACTGGCCCAACTGGACCAACGGGCGCAGCTTCAACTGTTACTGGACCAACTGGCCCAGCGGGTGCGATTGGTGCAACGGGACCGACTGGCCCAGCGGGTGCAGCTTCAACTGTCACTGGACCGACGGGTGCGACTGGACCGACGGGCGCGACTGGACCGACGGGTGCAACTGGTGCGGCTTCGACTGTCACTGGCCCGACGGGTCCGACGGGTGCGACAGGCCCAGCTTCAACCGTTACCGGACCAACAGGTCCAACTGGCGCAACTGGCGCAGCTTCAACGGTTACTGGTCCAACTGGTGCAACTGGTCTCGGATATTCTAGCGTCGCTTCTCTCACTTCGATCACGATTGCAACTGGATCTCAGACCTTCACGCTTGCTGGTTCATATCAAGGCGCTTATATCGTCGGCCAGCGAATCCGCGCCATTTATCCAGTATCGCCAACGAATTACATGGAAGGCGTCATCACTTCCATCAACACAACGACCTTGGTTCTCAATGTCGACACCATCGGCGGGTCGGGAACGCTGGCAATCTGGAATTTCGCCGTTGCTGGTCTAGTTGGTGCCACTGGTCCGACTGGTCCAACAGGCGCGGCTTCAACCGTCACTGGTCCCACTGGCGCAACTGGCCCAACAGGTCCAACTGGCGCAACTGGCGCAGCTTCAACTGTCACCGGACCAACTGGTCCGACTGGTGCCACTGGTCCTGCTGGATCTAATGGCTCAGCTGGCGCGACTGGCCCAACTGGTCCGACTGGTCCCGGATTTGCAACTATCATTACAACCAAGGGCGACATAGTTGTTGGCAATCCTTCCAATGCTCCTGTTCGTTTGCCTATCGGATCAAATACTTACCTTCTGACGGCTGATTCATCTCAGACCAACGGTTTGAACTGGGAACAATATCCACCAAGCGGTTCGACAAACCCAACAGGTCTTTATGCTGGACAGTTGTTCTGGAATAGCACAACTCAATCGCTGAATGTTTACAACGGTTCAAGTTGGGCTGCGGTTTATACTGCTTTGCCAGTCGTTACTGGCGGAACTCTTTATTCAGACTCTACATATTATTACCGAGTCTTTACATCAACTGGAGCGCTTGTTGTTTCCAACAATTCACTAACTGCAAATATCCTTGTAGTAGCTGCTGGTGGTGGTGGCGGTGGCGGTCTTGGCGGTGGCGGCGGTGCAGGTGGACTTCTTGGTTTTAGTTCACAAACTATTGCTGCAAATACTTCTCAAACTATAACTATCGGCTCTCCCGGAACAGGTGGAAGCGGAACTTATCCTTCTTCAACTTCTGGCACTAATGGAACTAACTCCACATTTGGTTCATTAACTGCTGCTATTGGTGGCGGTGGTGGAACATCTAGCGCAACTGCTGGTGGTAATGGGGGTTCTGGTGGTGGTGGAACTGTTGGTGAGTCACCGGGAACTGGTCAATCTGGACAAGGTAATTCAGGTGGTACAGGTTATGGTGGCGGCTCATACGGCGGTGGTGGTGGCGGTGGATCTGGTGCTGCGGGTACTGCGGGAACATCCTCAGCAGGTGGAGCAGGTGGCGTAGGCGCAACTTACAACACAACTGTCGGCGGTACTGCTGGCCCATACGCTTTTATTGACGCGATGGGTGCTGCAACATCTACAGGACAACTTGTATCAGGACATTATTATTTTGCCGGTGGTGGTGGCGGCGGTGTTTACTCATCTGGCCCTGCTGGTGCTGGCGGATATGGTGGTGGTGGCGCTGGAGTGCTAAGTGGTACACCGACTGCTGGTACACCTAATACTGGTGGCGGCGGTGGTGCTTCTGGCAACAACTCTGGTACTGGTGCTAATGGCGGCTCAGGAATTGTTATCGTTCAATACACTCGTTCACAGGTAGGTGGATAATGGCACATTGGGCCGAAATAGATTCAAACAACATCGTCACTCGCGTTCTCGTTGTTGATAACTCAGTTACCGACGGCCAGCATTTTCTTGCCAATGAACTTGGCTTGGGTGGCACTTGGATCCAAACGAGCTACAACACTCGCGGTGGTAAGCACTACGGCGCAGATGGTCAGCCAGATGGCGGCGTGGCCTTAAACAAGAACTATGCCGGCATCGGCTACACATGGGACGGCACCGGATTCCACGCGCCTCAGCCATTTCCATCATGGAAGCTGAACGCCGACTCGTATCTCTGGGAAGCGCCAACACCAATGCCAACAGACGGCAAGCGTTACCAATGGGTTGAGGCTGACCTTAACTGGCAGCTAATCCCAGACGCACCAACAGCGTAATCGCCATGAGGGGGCATCGTTGAAAATCGCCGTCTACACCATCGCTCTGAACGAAGCCCAATTCGTCGAGCGTTGGTATCAGTCGGCGCGTGAAGCGGACCATCTCTACATTCTCGACACAGGATCCACAGATGACACCGTGGAGATTGCCAAGAAACTCGGCATTCACACAAGCACCATCACCGTCAAGCCGTGGCGATTCGACCACGCACGACAGGCATCACTCGACGCCTTGCCCGATGACATCGACTACGCCATCGCCTTAGACATGGACGAAGTCCTGCAACCGGGCTGGCGCCAAGCCCTCGAATCGGTCCCAGAAGGCACCACACGGCCTCGATATTCCTACACATGGTCATGGTTGCCCGACGGCTCGCCAGACCTTACCTACGGCGGCGACAAGATTCACGCCCGCCACGGATACCAATGGCGACATCCAGTCCATGAAGTGCTGACGCCACTGGGTGAGGAAAAACAGGAATGGATTAAGCTCGAGATTCACCACCACCCGGACAGCACCAAGTCACGCGGTCAATACTTTCCACTTCTCAAACTGGCTATCGAAGAAGACCCCGACGATGACCGGAATGCGTTCTATTACGCCCGCGAGTTGTATTTCCACTCTATGAACGATGAAGCCATCAAGGAATTTCGCCGACATCTTTCACTGCCTCGAGCAGTCTGGGAGCCAGAGCG